ACAACCACCACGCCAGGTGGCGTTAAAGCCTCTGATTCCATTAGTGCGCAAACGCTGGAGCTCCAGGCTCAGCTGGAGGTATTACGCCAGCACCGGGGACTGAATGACACCATCAGCCAGCAGCGTCAGAACCTCTGGAAAGAACAGGCCCGTTTCGCTGTACTGGAGAACGCTGCGAAAACGCGCGCCCTGACGGCTGACGAAAAATCCCTGCTCAGTAATAAAGAGCAGATACTTGCTCAGGCTGAAATTAACGCCCGGCTTGGCGATCAAATCGCTATTCAGGAGCGTCTGAACAACCTGCAGGATCGATCTCAAAAATATGTCACACAGATGGGGGAGAAGACCCGGGCACTCGCTGACAGTACAGGCCTGAGCAGCCGGCAGCAGCAACGCCGTCTTGATGAAGCGCAACTGTTACAGGGGTGGAAGAATGCGGGCGGAACTGAGTCAGATGAAGGTTACCAACAGGAACTTGAATCGCTCAGGAATTTCTACGCCGCACAGGATGACCTGCGCGGAAACTGGCAGGCGGGCGCGCGTACCGCATGGGCGAATTATGTTGATTCAGCATCCGATGCTTACGGACAGATGGAATCACTGGCGACCACTGCATTTGATGGCATCAGTGAAAACATGGCCGAGATGCTCACAAGCGGGAAAGCTAACTGGTCTGACTTTACCCGGTCAATTTTGTCCATGCTGACCCAGATCCTGATGAAGCAGGCGCTGGTGGGGATGGTCAATTCAGTAACAATGGCTATGGGTTACGCTGCCGGAGGTTACACCGGTTCAGGTGGGAAATATGAGCCTGCTGGCGTGGTTCACCGTGGCGAGTTTGTTTTTACCAAAGAGGCAACCAGTCGCCTCGGGGTGGGCAATCTCTATAACCTGATGCGGGGTTACGCATCGGGTGGCCTTGTCGGTGGTGGATCAACAGCTATCGCCGCACCTTTTGGTGTCAGTGTCTATGCGCCTGTTTCAGTCACCTCCCCGCAGAACGAAACGAAGCAACCACCCGGTGATCAGCTTGGTCGCGCTTACCAGCAGGTCATTACGCAGGCTGTTAATGAAGGCATTGCAAAAGCAGTGCGTCCTGGCGGCCTAATCTGGAACGCAACCAGAGGCAGATAAACTATGGCTATCGAAAGCTTCCCCTGGTCGATTCAGTCGGCCAGCCAGCCCACGACCAAAAGCACCGACACGATCCGTAAGGTTCAGTTTGGCGACGGTTATACGCAGGTCAGCGGCTCAGGGCTGAACAGCGAGACCCTGATCTACGAGTATTCTTTTACCGGGCGGCCGGAGAAAGGATTGCAGATTTATGCTTTTCTCCGCCGCCACAAAACTAAATCCTTCTCGTTTAAACCGCCTTTCGGTGATCTCGCCTTATGGCGGGTTGAGGCTGACAGCCTTCAGAAGGTCATCAGGAGCAAAACGGTGATGACAATTACAGCCACCTTTGAACAGGCTTTTAAACCATGAGCTTAAACAGTGATTACCAGAAACTTGAGCCGGGCAATGCAGTCCGGCTTTTTTCTGTCGACGGTACGGCGTTTGGCACCGGAGATGTGCTGCGCTTTCACAGCCAGAATCTGCCGCATACAGAAGCGGAGATCGTGGCCGCTGGCGGCGATGAATCAAAACTACCGGCCAAAAGTATCTGGTGGCAGGGGCAGGAATATAAAGCCTGGCCGTGTCAAATTGAAGGGATTGAAGCGTCAACCAGCGGCAGCAGCGCACAGCCGACATTATCGGTCGCTAACCTGGACGGCTCGATCACCGCGCTGTGCCTGGCATATGACGACCTGCTGCAGGCTAAAGTGACGATTCACGACACGCTGGCGCAGTACCTTGATGCGCGAAACTTTCCGGGCGGAAACCCGACGGCAGACGCCACACAGGAAAAAATTCAGGTCTGGTATATCGACGCGAAAACCTCTGAGACCAGTGAGTTCGTGGAGTTCGCATTATCCAGCCCGATGGATTTGCAGGGACTCATGATCCCGACGCGGCAGCTTCATTCCCTGTGCACCTGGTGCATCCGCAACAAGTACCGCACCGGCGATGGCTGCGATTACGCCGGGACGCGCTATTTCGATAAAAATAACAACCCGGTGGACGACCCGTCCCGCGATGAATGCCCCGGCACACTGACGGCCTGCGAGTTGCGGTTCGGTGAAGGTAACGAGCTGTCGTTCGGCGGCTTCCCGGGCACCTCACTTATCCGGAGCTGACATGCGCAAAAAGACCATTGCGGCCATCATGGCTCATACCGAAGCGGAATATCCGCGCGAATGCTGCGGGGTGGTGGCGCAGAAAAGCAGGGTGGAGAGGTATTTCCCCTGCCGCAACCTCGCCGCAACCCCAGAGGACAACTTTGTCCTTTGCCCGGAAGACTATGTCGCTGCTGAGGACTGGGGAACGGTCACCGCCATCGTGCACAGCCATCCCGACGCAACAACCCAGCCGAGCGAAACGGACAAGGCGCAATGCGACCTTAGTGCGTTGCCCTGGCATATCGTCAGCTGGCCGGAAGGCGATTTACGCACCATCATGCCGCGCGGTGAAATTCCGCTGCTTGAACGCCCGTTTGTTCTCGGCGTTTACGACTGCTGGGGGCTGGTTATGAGCTATTATCGCCAGACGTACGGTATCGAGCTGGCGGATTACCGCGTCGATTATCCGTGGTGGGAGGACCAGTACCCGGATAATTTTTACCAGGATAAATGGTACGAGTGTGGTTTCCGGGAATTCACCGGCGCGCCACAACCGGGGGATGTGGTGATCATGCAGGTCCAGTCGAATAAGTGGAACCACGCCGGGATTCTGCTGCCCGGCAACATGCTGCTGCATCACCTTTTTGGCCACCTCAGCCAGCGGGTGCCGTACGGTGGTTACTGGATGGAGCGAACCATGAAGATTTTACGTCATAGTTCTCTGTGCTAACCTTCCTTTTTTGCCGAAGGGATAGGGAAATGAAAAAGTTATTTTTGGTTATTTGCGTTATTGGGTTAGCTGGTTGCGCCAGGCCATATGGCCCAGCTGAGACAATAATTAATAAGCAAATTGTTCAGCCCAAAACTGGAGTTGAACAAACCAAAGTTACCATAACACGTAATAAACAATTCATTGGTGGGGGTAGTGGCGGCACATGTCGATTCTTGGTGCAAATCGATGGATCTGACGTTGCTAAGCTCCGTCAAAATCAATTCGTTTCTACCTATTTGGATAATGGCAAACATTTATTAAGAGTTAGTAACGAATGTGATATAGCATCAATGGGAATGAGAAAGTCTTTAGAAATTGACGCTTCTGGCGGGGAGCAGGAATACTTAGCCGAAAATGGAATGTGGGGTCAATATCGAATGTGGAGAATAAAATAATATTCTTTACCCAAACAGGTCGCTCAGGCGGCCTTTTTTATTGGAGTGAAAATGAAAGAATTAATGACTCAAATTGAGCTTAGTGGAGAGTTAGGAAAATTCTTTGGAAAAACTCACCATCGATTGATTAGTACAGTTCATGAGGCTACAAGAGCGTTGGCGGCTACTATTCCGGGTTTTGAAAAATACATGATAACCAGCGATCGGCGCGGGATAACGTACGCGGTTTTTCGCGGGAAGAAGAATATTGGAAAAGATGATTTAGGTTATCCTGTAACCAAGGAAGTAATCCGTATAGTGCCAGTAATAATGGGTAGTAAAAAAGCAGGTGTATTTCAAACCATATTAGGTGCTGTTTTAGTAGTAGTTGGGGCTGTTGCTACTTACTTTGGTGGCGGTGTCGTGGGAATCCCAATGATGCAAGCAGGTGGGGCGATGATGCTCGGAGGAGTAATACAGATGCTCTCTCCACAACCCTCTGGCTTGTCCAGTAAACGTGACGCTGATAATCAAGCTTCATATGCCTTTGGTGGTGTGACCAATACTGCATCACAGGGTTACCCGGTACCCATCGGCTACGGAAAACGCCGTATCGGTGGCGCGATTATTTCCGCAGGTATTTATGTGGAAGACCAGCAATAACCTTCCACCTTTTATTTCCTCACTGCTACCGCCGCCTGGCGGTTTTTTTATGGGCGCAACATGGCAAAACATATTAAAGGACGCAAGGGCGGCGAGTCTAAACAGCGCACGCCCACGGAGCAGCCGGACGATCTGCAATCCGTGGCAAAAGCCAAAATCTTAATTGCCCTGGGCGAGGGGGAATTTGCTGGTGGGCTGGCGGGCAGTAATATTTTTCTGGATGGCACCCCGCTGGAAAACCCTGACGGCTCCCGGAATTTCTCTGGTGTGGCGTGGGAATTCCGCCCCGGTAACCAGGCGCAGCCGTATATTCAGGGTATGCCAGGTTCTGAAAACGAAATCAGCGTGGGCACTGAGATTTCGAGCGCCACCGCCTGGACGCGCACGTTTACCAATACCCAACTTTCCGCCGTTCGCCTGCGCATCAAATGGCCGTCGCTGTACCGCCAGGAGGATGACGGGGATCTGGTGGGTAATTCTGTGGCGTATGCCGTTGACCTGCAGACAGATGGCGGCACCTGGCAAACTGTAATCAATACGGCGGTAACCGGTAAAACAACCTCGGGTTATGAGCGCAGCCACCGTATCGACCTGCCGCGCGCCGGTACCACCTGGACGCTGCGGCTTCGCAAATTAACGCCGGATGCCAACAGCGCAAAAATCGGCGACACCATGACGCTGCAGAGTTACACGGAAGTCATTGATGCCAAATTGCGCTATCCGAACACCGCACTGCTGTACATCGAATTTGACTCCAGCCAGTTTAACGGCAGCATTCCGCAGATTTCCTGTGAACCGGCGATGCGCGTGATCCGTGTACCTGATACATACGACCCGGTAACGCGAACTTATACCGGGACCTGGACGGGCGGGTTTAAATGGGCGTGGACGGATAACCCTGCATGGATTTTTTACGACATCGTTGTCGCTGATCGCTTTGGCCTGGGCCATCGTCTGACGGCGGCGAATATCGACAAATGGACGCTGTACCAGGTGGCGCAGTACTGCGATCAGATGGTACCGGACGGGAAGGGTGGCAGTGGTACCGAGCCGCGCTACACCTGCAACGTCTATGTGCAGGACCGCAACGAAGCTTATACCGTGCTGCGGGACTTTGCCGCCATCTTCCGTGGCATGACGTACTGGGGCGGTAACCAGATTGTGGCGCTGGCGGACATGCCGCGCGATATCGATTACAGCTACACCCGCGCCAACGTCGTAAACGGCGAATTCGTTTACTCGAGCAGTACGACCAAAACGCGTTACACCACGGCGCTGGTCTCGTACTCCGACCCGGATAACGGCTACGCTGACGCCATGGAGCCCGTATTTGAGCAACCGCTGGTTGCGCGCTACGGGTTTAACCAGCTCGAGATGACCGCGATTGGCTGCACCCGGCAGAGCGAGGCAAACCGCAAGGGGCGCTGGGGTATTCTGACCAACAACAAGGACCGCATCGTTACTTTCTCTGTCGGCCTGGACGGGAACATCCCGCAGCCGGGTTACATCATCGCCGTCGCTGATGAAATGCTGTCCGGCAAAGTGACCGGTGGCCGCATCAGCTCGGTTAATGGCCGGGTGATCACCCTCGACCGCGTGCCGGATGCTAAGCCTGGTGATCGGCTCATTCTCAACCGGCCATCCGGCGCGTCACAGGCCCGGACTATCCAGGCGGTTAACGGTCAGGCCGTCACGGTCAGCATTGCCTACAGCGAAACGCCGCAGGCGGAAAGCGTCTGGGTGGTCGAGTCTGACGAGCTGTATGCCCAGCAGTACCGGGTGGTCAGCGTTAGCGACAACAATGACGGTACTTTTACCATTTCCGGCGCGTTTCACGATCCGGATAAATATGCCCGCATCGATACCGGCGCAATCATCGACCAGCGCCCGGTAAGCGTGATCCCGCCTGGCAGCCAGTTTGCGCCAGATAATATCGCCATCAGTTCTTACTCAGTGGTGAATCAGACCATAAGTATCGAGACGATGCGCGCAAGCTGGGACCCGGCACCCAACGCGATTGCGTATGAAGCGCAGTGGCGCCGCAACGACGGGAACTGGGTGAACGTGCCGCGCAGCTCGACCACCTCGTTTGAAGTGCCTGGCATCTATGCAGGACGTTATCTCGTTCGCGTGCGCGCTATCAATGCGGCGGAGATATCCAGCGGCTGGGGATACTCGCCGGAAAAAGCGCTGACAGGCAAGGTCGGTAACCCGCCGAAGCCGATCGCGTTCACGGCCACTGGCATCAACTGGGGTATCCGGCTGAGCTGGGCATTTCCTGCTAACACGGAAGATACGCTGAAAACGGAAATTCAGTACACGCCGCGTGATGACCATGCCGATCCGATTTTGCTTTCTGATGTGCCATACCCGCAGGCCGAATACACCCAGCTCGGGTTACGTGCCGGGCAGATTTTCTGGTACCGCGCGCAGCTGGTCGACAAAACCGGAAACGAGTCGGGCTGGACTGACTGGATCAGGGGGATGGCCAACGACCAGGCGTCTGATTACCTGGAGGATATTGCCAAAGACCTGCTGACGTCGGAGGACGGCAAGCGCCTGACAGAGCAGATTGATTTCAGCCTGGCGGGCCAGATGCAACTGACACTGGCACAGGTGGAAGGCGCTCAAATCCAGTATGAGCAGGTGGGAGCCGCCCGCGCTGAGATTTCACAGGTAAAAATCACCATTGCTGATGCGGACAGAGCCTTTGCTCAGTTCCAGGAGCTGGTCGCCGTTCAGTTCGGTGAAAGCGCGGCGGAGATTCTGGAAGTGAAGACCGCCCAGGCGACAGCGGATGAAGCGTTTGCTGAATACCGTCTCACCGTCGCAACGGATTTTAACGGCGTTCACAGCAGCATCACCACCATTCAGGAGGCACAGGCCAGCGCGGATCAGGCGTTCGCCCAGTATCAGCAGCAGGTCGCCACGAAGTTCGGCGATCAGCAGGCCGCCATCAACGAAAAAATGACCGCGTATACGGACGCTGCCAGCGCCAATGCAATTTACACCCTGAAAACAGGGGTGAAATTTAACGGCAATTACTACGACGCCGGGCTGTCAGTTGCGGTTATCGCTGACGGTTCCGGGGTGAAAACCCGCGTGGCGATTTCTGCTGATCAGTTCGTGATGTTGTCCGGGCAGGGCGGCGTTCAGTATTCGCCGTTTGCCATCGTCAACGGCCAGGTGTTTCTCAGTTCCGGCTTTATTCAGGACGGTACCATCACGAACGCCAAAATTGGAAACTTCATCCAGTCGAATAACTATCAGGCAGGCGTGGCGGGCTGGAGGCTGGATAAAGGCGGCACACTGGAAAACTATGGCAGCAACGGTGAAGGGGCAATGAAGCAGACAAACACAACAATCAGTATTCGCGATCAAAACAGGTTGCGCGTTCAGATTGGCTGGCTGACGGGGGTGTTCTGATGGCCTGGGGCATCCAGACGTGGGACGCTAACGGTATTCCCAACAACTACGGCATAAAGCCGGTGTCGGTCGTCGGCATGGTGTCGCTGGCAGAAGGGCAGGCCAGCGGCTCCTGGTCATTCCCGGTCCCTGCCGGGTTTAAGCTGGGCTATGTGGTTTCGCTCGATAACGGAGGAACAAAGGTGGGACGACATATTATGGCTTCGGGAAATACCATCTCGCTGTCGCCGGCAAGTGAAGTCGGGCCTGGCAATTACCCGGCCTCTGCATGCGAACTGGTCATATTTATGGAGAGGGCGTAAATGGCTTATGGCGCGATGCTGCTGCTCGATAACGGCAATCCGTTTGGTTAGAGG